AAACCTCAACATTCCCTTGTGCAGCCTTTCCTAGTAAATTGGATGCCGTCGAGAGGTCAACGCCAATGGCAGATGAAAGATCCAATGCTGCTTGCGTAGCTCGTCTCAATCCTTGTTGGTCCAACTGGCCAAGTGATTGAATTAAAGCCGCGTTCTTTACAATAACTTCGTCGCCGAACTTAGATGCATTTTGCAATTCAGTGGCAAACTGAAGAAAGCTTCGTGATGTCTCTTCCGAGTACTTACCACTTTGAGCGAGAGCCACATTGAGCGAATTGATAGCATCTTCTTGCTCGTTTGCGGCATTTATCGATTCACCAATAAGATTTTTAAGATCTGAAAATCCGCTTTTGATAGCACTGAAAGCGGCAGTAACCGCATTGGCTCCCAAATTCCCAAGGAAAGACGCAAAGGCATTAGATGCTGTACTGCCAGCTTTGTCAGCATCGTCGGCAAACCCACCGAGTAGTTTTTTAACTTCGCCCAATGCCTTTCCAAGCTCTTTTGGGTCACCGGAAATTTTAATTACAACGCCACTAGAATCTGCCACTCCCTGCCCCCATTTTGGCCATTTTTTTGGCCAGTGCATCGGCTATCTTTTTTTCATCTTCAGGAGATATATTTGTTTGCTCCTGAGATTGTTTATAGCCGGACTTACGATTTTGAATCGCTTCTATCAGCTCGCTGAGCTCTCTCCTTGTAAGCTTTCCGTATTCGTCTTTTGAGTATCCGTACTCGCTGGCGATGAGGTCGAAGACTTGTGTGTCACTGAGGGTGATCCCGCCGGAACTTTTTTTTTCTCATTTAATTTTAAATCCGGGCTGGACTTCTTTCGAGTCTCAACAAACGCTCGAATAATTCCGGTCAACTCATCGGCTCCGCATATGATATGTTTCAATTTTTCAACAGGATCATCAAATGTAAGTATTTTCTCATCGAGCCCATCCCATTGAGTGATCACCGCATTTTTGACAATTCGTTTTGCATCGTCATCCATAAGGCGCCAAAAGATTGCGAAAACGATATTTACATTTACGCTCTTTAGGCCTTCAATGAGTTCTTCTTGAGTCCAGTTTTCAAGCATCCATTCATCGTCTTGGATAGTAATAAAATTCATGAAAACGTCGCGGTTCATTTTCTTTACGAATACTGACTCTCTAACAAGTTTAGACATTACGGCTCCTGGGAAAATGATACGGTTGATTTTTGTCTCTTTCAATGAAAGCTTATTAATGTGTGGCCACACTTTCAAGGGTTTTTGATGAATAAAAAAGACGATATGCACCGACGGACTATTACCATCAAATTGCGTTTATCACCGATTGAATACTCTAGACTAAAGATCCGGGCGGATGAGTTTTGCAATGGGAATATTTCAGAGTTAATCAGACACGCCATAACGAATATGCGTGTGAGGCCAAATAAAAAACGGGGACCTAGCTTTTAACTAGGCCCCCGCCCCAGGAGTCATCATCAGGAAGGTGATGAATCTACTCGACTTCAGAAATACGGCAGACGGCGTTTTGAACTGAATCGTAACTGGCTTTTGCAGTGTAATCGTTTTGAGCCCATGTTTTACGTTCCGCACCAAGAGTGATTCCGATTGCTTTCATTTTATAAGCTTCGATTTCAAAAATCGCGCCGTTACCACGTTTTTGGCCATAAGCAATCAAACCAAATTCTGGGAAAACATCAGAAATGCCACCAATTTTTACTGTGCGGTTGAAAGTGTTGATCGGACGAATTTCAAATGTCGCCGAATCTCCAGTGACAAAAGCCGTGGCCGATCCACCGCCGGTCAAGGTAATGCCGTAGTTAGCAATTAAATCCGTACCGCCAGTGGATATCTCGATAGCCGAAGCAATTTTCAAGCTGTCATCCAAGAAATCTCCAGCAGTACCACGGCCAAAATCAACATCAGATGCACAATAGACATCAATGTCGTTATCGCTGGTAGCTACAATTGTATAACGGCCAAACTTTAGATCAGAAGGAGTAGTTAATGTTATAGTCGACAATAACCCTGTCGCAGCAACAATCGATGTACCTTTTTTGTTTGAAATAGCTGTAGCGTAACCGCCGCTTTCAGCTGTTCCTTGTGTTGGGGCCTTACCACCAAACAAGGTAAATAACCAATTTGGATATTCACTTACCGAGAAAGAAAGCTCGGCAGTGATGTCGCCATCCTCAATCGCCCATGCAAAGCGGTTAGAGCCACCAAACAATTCAATAGTGTCACCCTCTAGTGTGAAGGTAGAACCTTGAACAACGCGTGCTGTACCATAAGGTACGCCATTTGTACGGTTAATTGGTGTGACGGAATGCACTCCAAATAATACTCTAGGATCTGATAAAGCCATAAATTCCCCCTTTAATCTGCAATTGCAAAATCAATCGAAACGCCAAAGACCTTGTGATACTGGCTTTGGTTATTTATTTTTATATCAATAGCTGCTGTGGTTGAAATAGTCGGGGAATCAAATCCCTTTCCTATTTTCCCCCAAGTTGCGACTACCGCTTCTTTCAAAGCCCGTCTGTAGCGCAATATTCTCTTTTCCACATTTAAATCTTGCCTGTCGATAATAAACAGGTCCACCTCAATCGTATAATTCTCGGCAACGATTGGCCCATTTATTATCGTCTGAACATTATCTAGATAGTAAAAAACAAAGTTTTTATAGTTTTTTGCTTTGTCATCGAGTGATTGAAAAATCCATGCGCTCGCTGGGATTTGATCCAACAACGTATCGTTTTTCTCCGCATTGATGCTTGTAATGGCCGAGGCCAGGTTGGCTTTAAGCGCCGTCTCAAATGCACCTAAAAATGTCTCTATATCAAACCGCGCCATCGCCAGACCCCTGTGTACTACCCGTTGCCTCTCCCAAAGTTGAACCCAATACTCGAAGAATATATTGATTGATAATATTGTTCCACCGTTCAAGGCGTCCGGTCATGTCTTTATTTGCAGCAAACCTACTAGACTCTGGTCCTATAAACAAAAATTTGCGAAGTGGTATTTTCTTTCTAGGGTCATCGGACTGGTGATATTTCCCATATGGGACAGTTGTGCCTAGTGTAAGAGAGCGTTTTTGTATATCTGTAATATTACCAGGCCCCCCAATTTGGGTGACTGATTTTTCTAATACGCCAGAGAATTTTAAAAGTGGGTATCCTTTACGAAGGCCGGTCTTTTTTTCTTTATAATATTGGTAAGGCGTATATGAGTCATACCCCTTTGATATTGGGGTGCGGTCTGCGGTAGCGACCTGCAGTGGAGCCTTACGGATCTGGCCAATTTTCTTTCCTTTAAAATCCTCGTATTGTCCTGGACCTTTCAAATTAAAAATCGCCTTTTGAGATTTGTAAAAATCTTTTGCGATTAATTGAAATGGAATTCTTAAGTCGGTCACAGCGTCAAGTGCCCTTGCGACTTGATCCGCAAACGCCTTGTCTGCCTTTACGCTATAAGAGACAAAGCCTGGATCAGACATTTACGGCCTCACCACTGCTGCTTAGTCACACTAAAAGTATGACATTCGCTGGTCGTACCGACGCAAAAAGCATTAAGCGAGCCATTTGGTGACTTAAGTGGTACATCTTTTAGTAAGAGATCACCTTTTACAATGAGATCTAAATCATCGTTGAAGGTTCGCACGCGATTGTCTTTATACTTTTCGTCGGACTCACGCTGTTGGGTTGCGTTGTTTTTTACTTCAATAATATTTCTGACACGTTCTGAAACTCTGAATATACAAATCCGCTTCAAGATCGAATAGGCTTCCGGGTACGATACATTGTCTACCGGGACGACGTATTTAAGGCCTACCCGAGCATCGATATAATTGGACTCTTGAAGAATTAATTCTTCAAGCTCATCTTCGGTGATCGCAAAATTGTCACCGAATTCTATTTCCTTAAAGTCCGCCTCGATATCAGTTTGCTCGCAGTAGGCCATTTATTTACACCTTAGACAATGCGCCCATTTTAATGAGCTCATCTGTTACCTTAGATTCAGGGAACTCGTCGCCTTTTTTATAAATCACGCCACCATCGCCCATGATGTTTAACAAGCACACCCATTTCTTGGCGTTTGCTTTAGGCGTATCGACACGCATCTCCTCTTGAAACTCAAAAGGACCCTCTAGGGCTTCGATGTCATCAAGCTTTTTCTTTTTTGCCATGCTCGACCCCCTTAGTTGTCGCAGCGAAAATTCTGAATAAACAAGAAATCAAAAACGCGTGAGCCGTTTGCGGCTGGATTCGGGATCACAGTGTTGCTAGCCATTTCGGTGGCGTTGATTGCCACGGTTTCGCCAGTCAATACTGCACCATCTACCAAACCCTTAATGAAATAGCCTGTGCCATTTAGGCAGCGGTTCAAGCCAAGCTTCTCGCCAATTCCGAGACTAAAAGATGCTCCGTAAGGAGAGTCTTCGGCGGGGAATTGAACAGATGTAATAGTCTTGAATGCTTTGTTGCCTGTGGTGGCAGTGCTTTGGTTTGCGATCAAAGCCAGAGTTTCTGTAATCACACGCCCCTTAGCGTCACGACCAGTGACGACAACGTTCCCGGCCGCCACGTCGGCAGTAGTTCCACCTGGAGTAAGCACGAGGTTTCGCGCCACATCTGGTTGAGCTAAAAACGTAGTGACTGTAGTGCCTGAAGCCCCACCTCCAGCGTTTGCACTCAGAATGTATGCAGTTGAAGACGCTGCAGGTGATGTGATTGTTTGATGTTGCAAGACTTCTTGGGTTGGGAACTTAGCATCGATAGGCATACGCTTGAACGAGGCTTCCGCTACCAGGGCCACAAGTCCAACAACCAATGTGAACAAAATAGTTTTTTTCATTGGTATAATCTCCCTTTTAAAAATGTTCTTTTGCTAAGAAGGGCGAGCGTTTTCACAACTCACCCCTCCCATGCCAAAGCTTTTAATTAAGCGATGGCCGCAGAAACCAAATACGCTGCGCTTGTATTGACTAGCTCGAAAGAATAATCGTCTTGAACGATAATTCCTTTCGCTCCAGGCGGGTTGTTTAGGTCATATTTGTAAACTTGACGAGCTGGACGGCTTGTCATTTTCATGTAGTAACCAAACGCAATCTGGCGTTTAGCAGGGGCCGTCGGTCGCACGAAGAATGTGATCGAATTGCCCCAAGCTTGAGCCAATACGTTTGTTTGGCCTTCTTTAGCCGAGTTGTAGGCCACTGAACCAACGTACAACAATTGAACGCCCATGGCCTTTGCAACTTCTTCTTTAGTCAATGTGCCAGCGCGATTAGCTGCATAACCCAACGTCTCAAGAATTTGAGGATGGTAGATCAAAGTGTTAAATACTTTCTGGCTCATAACGGCTGCGTTTGGCTGCATACCACAACCATCCAAAACGGCGTTGTGCGCATCTTTAAACACGACGGTTGGGTTAGAGTTGCCATAGTCGCTGAACTGTGAAGTGCCAGACAAAATGACCTGTTGAGTGATCACGCCAGTGTCTTGAACAACAGAGGCTAGTGCGCGCTCTTTATTAGTAAGAACTAAATGAGTCACACCCATTGTTTCGTCTGATTCCGCATCGAACGGTTCTTCAACGTTGTCATAATCATCTTGAGTTACAACGCCTTCAAGGGCGTGGCTTCCGATGAGATAGGTATTACTTAAATCACGAGTGATTGGATCAACCCTGCGGGCTTCGCCACGACCAGAGATCAAGTCGGACTCGACTCGAATATGGTTTAAACCATATGCACCGATGATACCGGACTTTTGTTTTACGTTTAGAGTTGGGAATACCTGTTCACTGATGTAACCATCAGGGAAATAGCCGTTTGATACGTTTGTAAGTAACTTGTCTACTAATGCTTTATTTTGTGCCATTTTATAAATCCCCCTTATTTAATTATACGCTGCGGCCAACGTGACGGTCGATAATTACAGCGATGACATCGTTTTGAACTGCATCTTGCATAGCTACTGCGAAAGCGGCACCTGTGGTGATTGCTTTTCCTTGTCCGCTCGCCGCAGATCCGATAGAAGCGTTCAAGCCGATAACGCCACTTGACTTAAGTTTTGCGCCACCAGCAACGGCCACTTCGGCCATCTGGCCAGATGTAGGTGCATTCATCAAAATGCCCATTGGAATTTCATCGTTTCCACAGCCAACTACTTTTTCAAGGTCAGCACCGAATTTTACGAATGAATATTGCAAAGCAGACAAATCAGCGCCTGCGGTAAAAGCCTGAATTTCTGGTTTTAAATAAGCTGCCATTTTAAATCCCCCTTTAAATTAAATTACTTACGTTTTTCAGCTAAAGATTTGTTGGTTCTTAGAACTTCTGAAACTGCCTCTTTAAAGGTAAGTTTCTTTTCCTCAGCCAACTTTTTTGCGAGTTTTTCAATCTCTCCGTCTACATCGTCTACATCTTTAGGTGTAGTCGCCACACCTTGTTCTTCCATTTTCATTGGTTCCGACAATTCGATGAACTTTTTCATGTCGCCGGCAAGGTAGGCTTCACGTTGAGCAGCAACGGCTTTTCCTTCTGAAAGAAGCTTGGTGAATTCAGTTTCTTTTTCCATTTCCACGAGTTTCTTTTCAGCCAACACAAGCTTCTCTTTTGTTTCAGAGAGTTGTTTTTCCATGTCGTCTTTTTTCTCAACCTCGACTTCAACTTGAGCTGGCCCTTTTTTCATTTCGGCAATTTTGCTCATGAGAGCTTCAATGCCATCGACGCCCATTTCTTCTTCCAACTTTTTGTAGTCGCCGAGTTTTTTTTGCATGTCTGCACATTGTGCTTCCAAGTCAGCTAATTTTTTTTGATCATCTGTTTGCACAGTTCCCCCTTGATTTGGATTTAATTCGGAAAGTTTTCCGTCACGTTCCATTTGAGATGCGATTGCAACGGCTTGCTCTTGAGGGTAACCTTCGTCAATAAGCTTCGCAATCTTTTCGGAAACCGCATCTTTTTCAGATAACTGAATGACCGGTTCCATACGTTTAATAACCGGACGATTTGTAAGTGCTGCACCTTTAAGCACACATCCATATTTTCTACCGGTCTCATTATCCTCATAGGCATCCTCAAAATCAGCTGAGATATACCCATAGTCTTTATCGGATAAAGACTTTTGACCTCGAGGCGTAAATTCGATTTTGGCCCAGAGTTGACTTTCTGGTCCGATATCTTTTATGTAAAGTTCCTTAAACCATCCAGCCGCAGGACCTTGTGTATCATGGTCGTAATCAAGCGCGGGCACAACACCACGGACACCATTGCGGAAATTGCTCACCATCTCTTGGAGCATTTTTGCGGTGACATCGAATTGTTTGTAACGTGGGTCATAGAACGTGCCAGATTTGAGCACCTGAATGTCTTTCAGCACAGGCAGGTCCTGCGGCTGAAACGACTCGTCTAAAAAATAAATCTGATTGCCGTATCTCTTTGTTGCCATGTCCCATTATCGTGTCTGAAATTGTGGATAAATCAAGTCCAAAAGTTAACAGCATCTACTTTCGGACAAATTAATTTCGCCCTGTGCGCGTTTAGAAAGTTCTAGTTTATCAGTTGAGATCTCTGGGTTGCCACGGAAGGACCGCAAGTTAATGGCCAAATAACTTCGGCAATTGTAATGCAGAGGAGGGCTGTAGCGGTCTAGATCTGGATCATTTGCGGCAAATGTACGCCCATTAAGTTCGCTGCATATTTCAGTTGTTCGATCGTCATCTACGGCAATGAACGTGTAGCTTTCTACCTCATCGGCAATCTCATCAGCACCATCAAAGCGACCTTCGTTGACAGTCTGGTTTGCAAGTACGCCTGGACCTGCACTACTAACTGGACCAGTTACAATCTGGTTCATCCGCTCGGTCATATCCCCGACTATAATTTTATCTGAATCGGTCGATGGTAAAGATGTTTGGTACTGGAGTCCTATGCCTTTTTCTAGATCTCCAGCTTGCGTAGAGACAAGTGTCTCAACTCGACCTTGGACTCGTTGTTTTGTTTTTGAATCCAAAGCATAAATGTTTTCAAGGCCCGCGCGCGCGTCCCTTGCCGCCTCGGCATATGCCAATCGCTTGGCATTGAATTGTCTTTTGATATCTAAATTGTCTGGGTTGGAGACGTATATGTTGGTTAATTCTTCGAGCTCAATTTCAAGCCGTCGAACTCTTGCCAAGGTATTTTCCGCGCGCTCGTTTTTGGAACGAGCAAGCCGGTACTCTTGAAGCTTCTTTTTGGCCGACATACTTTTGACTTGCTCGATGGCTGCGATTGTCGCTTCTGTGACAATAAGTCTGAGTCCTTCATAATAGGCATCCGATGCGTCGAAGTTAATTTTATTAGGCGCTTTAAATTCTGCACTAGATGAAAGCTTGCTTTTCTCTTTCATTATTTTGCTAATGTAATCAACGCCTTCGGCAGGAAGGTTCAAGAGGATGAATGATTTTATTCTATCCTCTGTCTTACGAATTAGCTTTTCAGCTTCCCGCTGTTTAGTTACAGATTTTGGACTTTTTTTTTCCGCTAACTGTAGACTTATATTTGAGGGGTCGCCTGGCGGTGGCGTATTAATTGTCGGTTGCGCTGCCGCTCGGCTCTCCTCATCTACTTTTGGGTACTTATATTTTTCTCTAACAAAGTCTTCCAACGGTCGGTCTTTAACAACGACACCGGATCCGGCCAAAATGCTTAGAGTTTCAGCCCATACTTTATCAGCTTTCTCTTGCAAACCATCACAACGAAGCTCAACGAGAAGCGGCATCTGTGGGCCAAAATTCATGCGCAGCAGTGGTTTAAATACCCTTTCGGCATATACTTCTGCCACATGATCGGCGGCGAACAATAGGCTTTGACCGAAGAAATCAGATAGAGACTCGCCAAGGGCTCTGGATCCAGACTGGTTTTGGCCGAGCAAAAGAAATGAAGCCAGGACTGAGTTTACCATCTCTTGGTTTTCAAAATTAATGGTCTGGCGAATCTTTTCTGAATCAAAGGTCACTGTTTTAATATCAAGTTCCCATCCGGCCGGGAAAGTGATGTAGGCGGCTTGATTGGATGTATAGCATTTCAATGCCTTAATAGCGTTGGCATATTCAGGGCTAGACTCTTTACCGTCTGGTACTGAGAGTGTTGGGGTGGGGATTGCGTATTTTTCAATACCCACAGCCATTAACTGCAAAAACTTGTTTTTCCTCAACCAGTTCCCATACATTGCGCGCAGAATGGATATGCCTTCATAGTTGTCGCCCTCTTGATCTGGTGAGAAGTGCACAATGAATCTTGCATCCATTTCAACTAAACGACCAGTATCCCCATCTGCAATTTGGGTGACGGATATAAGTGATCCGTCTGGCCTTACGTTCCAGCGTTCAATGGTCCTTTGTGATCTATAGGCTATAGACTTTAGCGTGTTATAACTGCCCAGATCTGGGTCATCTAGTTTTGGTCTAAAGGTTAATTCAAATAGGGAATAACCATATTCAAGGAAAGTTAAAATTTCGCCAAGCTGCCTGGTGAAGCTTTTCCCAGTGTCCTCAAAAATTGCCTTTTCGAGTAGCTTCTTTTGGAGCTTAGCTTCTGGGCTATCATCAATTGGGTGGATATACCAATTTGAACTTTTAAGTGGCAGTTTTAGGGCGTTCAAACACATACGAACATTGGCGTCACTGCGCCTCATCTTGTCGATAGTATCGGCCCACTGTGTCCCAGTAAGTTGTGAGAGATATTCTTCGGAAATATATCCACCGAAAATCTCTGTCCCTGAGGTTCCGACTTCTACAACTTTTACAGGTTGTTTGTTTATGGTTCGGACGTCATTAGTTGGCAGTTGTGATTGCGCAAAGGTACTCTTTAAAAATTCAACCAATCCCAAATGGGCCCCCAGAGTTTTGGTTTACCAGAATACAAAAACAGATGTAGCGTCGGTGCCTTCCAAAATGCGGCGGGTGCGAATTGGATGAATGACTCCTGTTGCTAGACCTTGAATAGTGACAGCGTTGCCGGCTTCGTCAAATATTTCAAGGTCTGGCGTAGTTCCAACCAGCATAATGCCGCGGCTAATCAAAGCTTTGCCGGTTGAGATCTCCATATCGTTGTCATCGTCTGGAGTAATAAGTTTGGCATTTTTATAAACTTCGTAAAACGATTCAATCATTGTAGCTCCTTACCAAAACGCAAAAATAATAGTGGCCGTGGTCCCGGTTGCTCGAATCCTTGTAGTAGAAATTGGGTGGATTACGTCTGGGTTAAGGCCTGTGATTGTAGTAGCGGTGCCGTCTTCATTAACAATGGCGATGGCCCCTGTGCCTGCGGTTGGAATCATAAGTCCTCGGCAACGAATGTCGTCGCCGCCTGCATTTTTTAAGTCTTCGGTATTGCTTGGTGTAACCTGAATGGTGTTTGCGTACGGAAATCTCACGGCCCCCCCTACCAATCTAGATCTTGCTCTTTAGGATCAAATTGTGCCATCTCTTTTGAGAAAGTTCCAACTCTACCGCTCGTCAACATGTTAAACGCCCCAGATAGCGTGTCAACGATGTCGTCATGGGCACCATCTGGAAATGCCTCGAGCTCTTGAAAAAGGTCATCGTTCCACGGGGCTTCAACTACCAATATATTGCCAAGCTCAGCTTGGGCTGAAGCTGGCAACGACCTTGTTATTTTATCCTTAGTAGCTGGGAACAATTGCACATTGTAACCATAAAGTTTTTTGGCCAATGCCTCGGCCTCAGACTTTCCAGCCTGGCCCGGGTCTTGCTCTAAACCAATAGCAACTGTTTTGTTGTCCTGCGTTGCGGTATTTTTAATAGCAGTCTCGACTTTAGCCGGGCTGCCTCGAAATCGGACCATATCGATGATAACGACTCTGCCGTCTGGCATTTGTCCGAGCTTAAGGCCGACGGTCCAGTCTGCGGTTTCAGATTCGGAGGCGGCTCGATCCCAGTACCTAACGACCTTAGTAAATTTTAATGGTGCTTGGGAGAGTATAGGGAACCACTCTTTTTTAAATAGTTCGCCTGCAGATTCCTCGGCATCCCAGTTGCCGTCTAACAATTTGGCTCTTTCAACACGCGATAGGGCTTTTAAATTGGCCAGGTATCCTGGGTCTTTTCCCATCAGGATTTTGTTGTCTTGAAGCTTTGCAGATATGAACGTGAAGGATTTGGCAAACTCACGCATATGTTTTGGTAGTTGAGTTGGGGAGTCTGCCCACACAACGGTATCATTATCGACAACAAAATATCGAATGACTCCAGATCTATCTGGGTTTGCAAAGCCTGCCAACGGATGATGTTTGGGATAGATCCACCAGTCGATGAATGACCGAACCCATGATTTTTTATCTGGGTTTGTCGTTGCGCGCACGTATGGTTTCACCCCACATGTCGATCTATTTCGTGAAAGCATGTAGAAGAATTGTCGTTTAGAAAAATGGGTTAACTCATCGAAGCAGATCAGCGGGATCTGAGCACCTTGCCAGTTGAATACATCCTTGTCCTGTTCAAGATAGCCGAATGAAACTGTGGCTCCGCTTTTAAATTTCCAATACAAATCTGTCATATTTATACTTGCATCTAGATAGGGATACAGCTTGGACGACTCATCTAACAATCCACCTTCGTTCTTTACTTGTTTAAGTGATTGTCGAAAGATTACCGACCCAAAATCTGGATTCCCGATATGCCTGATATTTTCAAGTAGGAGGGCGAATGTTTTCCCGCCACCAGCAGCACCGCCGTAAAAGGCTATGTCTGCAGAAGTTGAGAGAAACATTTCCTGAGGTCCTGGCTGCGGTCGAATCTCATTCATCTTTTTGAGGCAGATAGAATTGCACCATTGGCTTCATACTTCCGTCTGAGCTAGTGCTGTCGATTTTAATTCGTTCGGAGTATCCGAGATGCCGTTTGCAAATAATCTCGATCGCTTTCATATTTCGTTTATTAATAGCTTCATCGAATAAGACTTCTGCAATTTTGCCTTTAGCAATTGACCTAGCGGTGCGTACTTTGTCCGCAAAACGTCTCTCAAGTGTGTCAACCGATATATTTAAACAATCGGCAATAACCGCATCGGACAAATGGAGTTTAGCTAGTTTTTGGAGCAATATTTCATCCACTTTTTTTCTAGGTCTTGCCATTGCTGGTCTCCTTGAGAGCTATAAGGGCAGCATGGTTGGCGTACAACCTCTCATTAGTTTTTCCCCCACCATTTAATTTGGCTATGGCGGCGCGGTTCCCATATAAACGTTCGACTGTTCCAGAATCCTTCTTTGGGGGCGAAAAGGTGGTTCGATGTTGGATTTCCTTAATCAAAGTAAATCTCTTATCGCTCACATTGTATTCGGAAATAAAGACTGGGTTTTGTTGAGCGTTGGCCCATTCAAAAAATGCATTGTGATCAAACTCTGAGCCGTAATCGACGGTCCCTTTATAAGGAATATCACAATAAATTACGGAGTTTGATTCAATTGGTACGACTCTGTAATCTAGATTGGTAAATTTAATCTTTTGTTCGAGCCGTTGGAGCCGTTGGAGCCGTTGGAGCCGTTCGAGCTGTTCGAGCTGTTCGAGCCGTTGGAAGTCCATACGGACATTTTGTTTTCTAATAATCGCTTTTAAAAGAAAGCGTTTACCTAATATTGAAAGCCCTTTGGGCCACTTATCAATACCAAATGTTTCAACCATAAATTCGTCAAATTCATTGAAAATGACTGCTTGGTGCATGCTTCTTTTCTGGCTCTCTAAATGCTCGCCGAAGATGTAATATTTGCCATTATTCCCAAAAGACCAAAGTATTTTAATATATGCATTGGTTTCTTTTTCTTTAAAAAACCTCTCTCTGTCAATCCACTCTGGCTTGAATACTTCATAATTATATTTACCGGCGATTGCATCTTTGATTAGTTCGCAAATACCTGTCCGTATTTCATTGAAGTGGAATTGTTTATAATTGTTTGATTTTCTTTCAGCCATAAAGTGGGTGACAGAAAAGCCACCACCAAACAAATCATAGAAGTGATCTGCTTTGGGAAAGTATTTAGAGATTGTTGGGATCAGCTTATATTTAGATCCTTGATATGTAAGGCCATATTTATTTGGATTCCCACGTATTTTTGATTTAGTCATCGGACACGGATCCAAAAGAATCTTTAATTACAAGAGCCTGTCCCTCCTCAAACTTTTCATTGCAATGAGGGCATATAATAAACTTGAATCGCTTAGGTTTATCATCATCGTCTTTTTCCGGCTCATCCTCAAAAGGCTCAAAGTCTAATTTGAAATGTTTTATGCCAAGCAGGTCTAGGTCGAAATCAGGCCCTAGTTCCGCTAGATCTGTATTGATTCCAGACAGGTCTAGTTCAGCCCATGAAGCAATGGCGTTGTCACTTTGAACGTCGGCGTACTCTTGAGTTTCGTCCTCATAGTCTTGATAAACGACTGGGACGAGAGAGCCCATTTCGATGGCGGCCATTTTTCGGCCATGTCCGCTTGTAATAAAGCCTGATTGTTTTGAGACTTTGATTGGATAACGCCAACCTTGATACTCAATGATTTTAACAAGTCGCTGGATCTGGTCGTTGTTGTGCTTATTGCGGTTTTTTGGGTGATTCAAAAGTGAATTTGGATCAACCAAATCATCATATTTACAATGAACTTTTACGTCCTGCGCCAAAGTGCCCCCCGCCCTTATTGAAAAGAATAACATATGAATACTGAAATAAAATTCTAAGTGTGTCCACAAATTAACAAATGTGGATAAGGCTGTGTGTGTTGTATGAATTGGCTGGGATGGGAAGATTCGAACTTCCGATTTTCGCCTTAACAGGGCGCTGCCTTACCGCTTGGCCACATCCCAATATGATTTAAATAATCAATGGTCTAGGTACTTATCATCTATAAAAACAAAGTATTCATATTAAATGCATCTGTTTTTACAAACCTTTCTGAGAATTGACTTAAATATCAATGATCTCAATTAAATTTGAATTGTTCGGAGCGCCGATTGTTGTCCAATGATTGAACGCTAGTGTAAGGTTTTCGTCTAACGGAGAATGTGAGAGCTGCAAAACTCCTTAAATCAGCTTGATGTAAAGGGCTTAATAAACCTGGTGGTTTTCGTTCACTTCCTTTGGGGGCTATTCCCGAAATCTATTTTTAGGGGGCTGGATAGCAAATGGACAAAAGGTGTACGAAAACCGTCCTATAGTGATTGGAAGTTTGTCTCGGAAGGAATAGCAAGCGGGCGACCGACCCGAGCCTGGGCTTTATAGATTCGCTAGGGCTAAACTCACCGTGATGGTTAAGGCGCTTAAGGTAAAAAAAAGCGCAATCTTGCTGCCCGAAGACAAACGAGATCACGCCTACAACTGCGACTCAACCGACCAAAGTTTTGTTGCAGCTTCTGAACCTAATCAACTTGCTAACCAAAGGCAAGTGGAAGTGGGTGGGGAGTTAGGCCCCCTCTATTCTTAATCTTTTATAGAACAATGCATTATTAACTTAACGAGGCGCTGAAAAGTTTTTCGTGTTTGTTGAGGTTCATCAATAGGCCTGAAAGACAAAAACCCAATGGGGTTACCATCGGGTTTGTGCCTACCTATTAATGATTCTGAAAAGGCCCTTTGGGAAGCATGCCTGTTCGAATAAAAAAACATTTCCTTAAATATGCAAAATGCGCAATTGTTTTCCCTACCTATTCGTAAATTCTGAAAAAAGGGAATGTATGGCCAAACGGTTTACAGATTCGTCTAAGTGGGACCAAGCCTGGTTTAGAACACTAACACCCAAAATGAAATGCGCCTGGATTTACATTTGTGACAAATGTGACCACGCTGGCATATGGGACGCCGACTTTCCAGCTATGAGTTTTAATGTTGGAGAGGACATTTCCCGACAGGAAATAGAAGACGTATTTTCAGATAAAATCCAGCCGGTACCGGGGAGGGCCCAATACATCATAAAGGCCTTTATAGATTTTCAATACGGCCCGCTGAATCCAGACAATAGAGTGCACAAATCAGTCATCGATCGGATCAATATGGTGCTTGGAAGGACCTTACAAGGACCTAATAAGGACCTAATAAGCCCCTTACAAGCCCCTAATAAGCCCCTTACAAGGACCTTAAAAGGACCTAATAAGGACCTTCGTGCACGCACAACAAAACAAGAAAGCCCATTTGGCGCGAACAATCTTGCCGCACTGTGGAATACATATGCCTCCAAAACTACCGCGCTGTCCGGCAAAAATATGCCAACTGTGGATCTAGAAAAGTTTAAACCAGGTCAACCTAGATTTCGCTCTGCGCAAGAACGTTTGGCTTTCGAGCCAAGCGAGAGCTACTGGACAGATGTGATTGAAAGAATAATGCGATCAGACTTTTGTCGCGGGAAAAACGACCGAGGCTGGCTTGCCGACTTCGACTTTCTTGTGCGTGTTGAAACCCACGTAAAGGTCATGGAAGGCAAGTATGACTCGCGAGGAACGATTACAACCACAAATACGAATTGGGCTCGAGTGTTTGGCGATGAACCGCGAGGTGAGAAATGACTCGCGAAGAATTCCAAGATTTGGTTTCGCAGCTTGTTAGAGCCTATGGAGATCGGGCCTATCCAGAAGAACGCATTTCTAGACTTTGGAACCGGCTTCAATACATTCATCCCAAAATCGCCCAGAATGCGATTGATAATCTCATCGCCGATAACTTGCAGCCACCCCTGATGACTAAGATTCTAGAGGCCTGCCATGCGCAAAAAAAGCTATTCCCAAGCCTCGACCAGGACCCATACTCGCAAATTCGTGACCACCTGCGCCAGATGCAAAATGACAAACAGCTCTGCGACAAGTGTTGGAACCTAGGTGTCTTGACAGCTTATCGTAAGGACCGGTTTGGCAATCCAAGCGAGGAATTCTTGTGCACCTGTCCGTCTGGACAAATCGCTGGGAAATTGCCAGAAAATAAAATCCTCCCGGAATGGCTTCATTATTATAAAACGTACTACGTCCTGCACTCCGATCCAAATGGCACGGAAGAACTGCAGAAGGTGTCTCATATACTAAACCTTCCAGTCGAGGAGCGCTTGAAAGCCTTGGTAAAATTGTCCCTGAATGATCCGCGAAGTTGATTTGTTTGCATATCACAGGTATATCAGCAGAAATCTTTTCATAGGATAGCACCATGAAAAACCGCCTCTCACTCATTGCAGAGTCTGCTGAAATTGAACGCATGCTAGTTGAAAGCGAAGGCGAAATCACGCCAGAGATAGAAGCCCTGCTGCGCCCAACATCTTTATCCGAACCTTCGCGCATAGATATTGAAGGACGGAAAATTGATCGACTTGTATCTACAGCGGAAGAATACCGAGCCATTGGCAAAAGCTATCTTAGAGTCGCAAAAGCAGCCGAACGGGCGGCAAAACAAATACACTCAAGCATTACAGAGTATATGGCTGAAAATGGGCTAAAAGAAATCTGCGGCGAAGAAGTTGTTTTTAAGGAAAGAAATAGCCCGCCCGCCGTTTATATCCCGGACGAATCACAGCTAGATCAGGCCTACGTTTTAATAGAGACCATAACCCATGTTGATCGCAAAAGAATCGCAGAGGACCTCCGCATGGGCTACCCAGTTAAGGGCGCCGAACTCAAGCAATCAACCCATGTTCAAAAACAAATAGCAAAACCCAAACTCATCGGAGGAACGAATGAGTGACCTGTCCCCGGCAAGCGTCGAATCTTTATCTTGGGATAGAGATAAAATCGATTTACTTAAGAGACAAATATGTAAGGGGGCTTCTGACGACGAGCTGCAAATTTTTATACATGTCGCGAAAAGAACTGGGCTGGATCCATTCGTAAGACAGATCTATGCCGTCAAGAGATGGGACCAGCAGGAAAATAAATATGCTATGTCAATTCAGGTCGGCATCGATGGCCTTCGCCTGATCGCAGACCGCACCGGCAAATACCAAGGACAGATAGGCCCACAGTGGTGTTCCGAAGACGGTGTCTGGCGAGACGCGTGGCTGTCAAACGAGCCGCCAGTGGCGGCCCGAGTAGCTGTGTTAACGTCAGATTTTAAAGAACCATTGTGGGGAGTTGCCAGGTGGAACTCCTATGTCCAAGTAAAAAAAGATGGCACGCCAACAGCCATGTGGAAGAAAATGCCAGATCTCATGTTGGCCAAGGTGGCCGAAGCCCTCGCGCTTCGGAAAGCCTTCCCAGCTGAGATGTCGGGGATATATACAGATGATGAGATGGCTCAGCTTAACGATCCCGCCGATGTTGTGTTGCCAAGATCAAAAGCATCAAACAGATTGGCGCCTGCGCCGAAGCAAGTTCAATCGCCCGATGACTATATACCTACTGGGGGGAAATTTAAAGGGCGCAAACTAAAAGATATACCATCTGAGGAGCTCGCTCTCTATATCGGGGAGATCGAGAAACAGGCAAAAGTTGATGGCCGCCCTTTATCAGCGAGGGCTCTCGAGTTTGTAGAAAAAGCCACCGCCTTAATTGAGTCAAGACATCCGTCTCAAAATGAGACTGCCCAAAATTCTTCCACAGATTTCGACGTTCCTGAGTTTGACGAGAGCGAACCTATACAGTTTTAAACATAAACTGTCTAACTTTGATACACCGCATGGAAATATCTCGCAATTATAACACGCAGTGATATACTGTGTATATATGGAGGCTATATGGACCGCATTATTTTTGAGGTCGAAACAAAGGATGGCTTGGGTTACCCAGTTGTCCTTAAGGTTTACAAAATATACGCCAATTGCGAGGAGGTTGACTTTGACGCTTTTAAATATGTTGGCGACGATTTTCAAGGCATCAACATTACGCACAACCTCAAATTGTCCGAATACTATGCTTATACAAAGCTTATCCTTGAAAAATTTGAGGAAGAATTTCCGTTTCAATGGTGGGACATGCTTAAGGAACGAAATGAAAATAAAGGCAGGAGACATCACTATGAATAAAGCGATAGCGTCAATTATATTGTGCCTGATGACAATGTTCATTATTGGATGCGGCGGTGGCGGCGGGGCCTCTGGACCGTCTGGGGTTGGGATTACGGTTCCAACACCTACGCCAGCCCCAGATATAATTTATCAATATGATATATATATGGATGGCCAGGGAGGATGGTTTGCGTCTGTGATATACACGGACTTTACATTGCCAACACAGGTTGAGACACCATTTCAAGTTAACGGAGTTTCGGCGCAAGGCGCCGGGATCACAAAATTCGGTCGCAATTTATTTGGACAGATTGTAAACCGAGGCACAACAAATATCACATTCAGGATTGTCCGTGATCAGGTCGAAATTCTAAACATGGTATTACAACCAGATGATACACATAATTTTATTTACGACGTAGGGCCTTAATGAAAAAGAAAACAGTTAATAAGAAAACATCTAAACACAAAACTATGTTGATACGTGTCCCAGCGCAGATGCATTCTGATTTTCAGACCGTATGTAAACGTAAAGACATGGCGATGAGTCAGGTAATACGACGACTAATTTCAGATTATGTTCATAATACATAATTCGGGGGGAGGCCCTTGGAATTTTGGACTGTCATCATGCATACTATTTTGCTTTGTTTCGTTGCGAATATTATATATGACCTTATACAAAATAAATGACGGTAAAAATCTTATGGAAAAGCCTATAGATTTCAAGAAATGGGAGCGCTTGCTTCGTGGGGCTTTCCCAGCCACTGACCACAAGGAAATTTTGGAAATTATTCGTCTTGCAAAATTAGGTTCAATGTTTGCAAAACCCTCAGTTCGCAGGAGATCTAAACAAGACGACATTACAATTCAGGCGCTGCGAAAGCGCGGATATACAATCAGGGCGATCGCTATGGATGTTGGAGTAAGTTATGCCTCTGTTCAGAGGAGCCTGTATGCATGGGATGAAAAAACAAATGGAAATTAAAATAGGCGATATAGTTGAATGGTATGGAGTCAGAGGCAAAGTTATAGCCACTGATATGTCTGGTGATTACCCCATACTAGTCTGGTTTGATGAAGCATCTGATATAGCTCAGTTTACGAAAGAGGGGAAATTCTGCGGCTGGCACAAAAACCCGGCCATTACAGTCATTGAACAAAATATATTTGAATGTTTCTGGCCACCGCAAAACATTGACTACTCATCTGAGCTTGTTGGTAAACGTGTGAGAGTTACAGTCGAGGTGATTGAGTGAGGTGTGATGTCTGCAACACTCAGCTGCCAGTAGAATCGAAGTCAGTTGCTGGGTATAAAGAACAGCTTGAGAAAGAGCGCGAGCTCAGTCGGAAGTTGGCGACTGCAATTTCGAACTTCCTAAGATTGTCTGAAGTAGTAAGTAGCATAGATTTCATGAAAGAAAGACATAGTAGATTCGAGGCAATGGTTACGTCCTATGCCGAGTACGAGAAGTCAGGAGGGGAGCGGGAATGACAGGCTTTAAAGGTGGCCTCGATCGCCAGCATAGAAAAGCAAAAATTATTTTTGGCGAAACGAATAAATGTTTGCCAGCACTTTCTATGCCTTGTTTTGAGCAACGCCATGGCGAATGTACCATTTATTATTCTAATCTTGTTTTTGCCATAGAAGAAAAATGCGAATGTCCCTGTCATAAAATAACAACCAACAACCCAAAGGGGGAGCGGGAGTGAAACCTGAAAACTTCGGGAAAAACCTTAAAGTCGTTATGGAGGTTCTCGGCATGAGTCAATCGGACTTGGCATGGAAAACAGATTTAACCCAAGCTGCAATATCTCAAATATTAAATGGCAAGCGAGAGCCGAGCCTAAGTACCATTTGTCGTATTTTAGATTGCATCCCAGTTAAGTTTGAGAAACTTGTTAAATAACAACCAACAACAAAACCTAAGAGGGTTTGAATGAGCAAAACATTTAAGATCCAAGGAAACGATATTTCCGATGGGTTTCATACTTTTGATGAGCTTTATGAGCATCGATGCTTGCTGTTTCTAAACCTATGCCTGCAGTCACCGCAGCTTTGCTGTTATAAACAGGATTACGACGAGTGGTTTTGTTTATATATGGACTCGACCTGTGGTCAACTAAGCTATCACATTCCGAACAAATATTTGCCTCTTATAGAAGGCAAGATAGGCGCGATTGTTAAAGAGTTAGATCATTGGGATGGACATACTTCTGCCCAGGTGATTGAGCGTTTACAAAAATTAGCAACCAACAACAACCCAAAGGAGCGGGAGTGAAAAAGATAACAGCATTCGTAGCATTACAACTTTTCGTTATGTGCCCAGAATGTGAATCTACGTTTGATATTATTACGGAGCCAGGCGAAGAGGTGGGCGTCAACACTTGGGAGCTGGCTTTGAAATGTTTGAATAGTGGCCGGATCGAAGGTCCAAATATTGTTAAGAAGTGCCCGGCATGTGGCATAGAGATGATGATCGAACAGATAGTTTACTAACCAACAACAAAACCTAAGGGGGTTTTATGAAAGCAATTCTATTCACACTGGCACTCGTTGCCACAACACCTGCAATGGCGAGCTACTACCAAGCTAGCTGTCAATGCATGGCAGACGGCAAAAACGTAGGCCCTACATTCGGTATGGACTTTTCATACGATGGCGCATTGGCACAAGCTGAAGCACAATGCACAGATGCAGGCGGTACTGTGGGCATGTGTTCAGTGACTGAGTCTGGCGACGGCGGTGGTCAATGAGTAATACCGACGATAAGGGAAAGGT